GGATAGAACCAGCTAATACACCCTCTAGTGTAAGCGTTGTTCCAGAAGCCATTGTCACTTTCAAATTTCCTGCACCACCGACATACACCGCCCTGGTCGCTGGTATAGTTCCTGTAAAACCAGAGATTGTCGATCCATCGACATACAAGGTATCGCTTTGAGCATCTTCTTTAGCATGAGTAGCACTAAAGGTTTTCTCCGAAAATTGATCTTTGAAAGGCATTGTTTACTCCAAGTAAAAAGGGGCGACCTGAGCCGCCCCCATATTACACTTAGTCTCCGTCAGTGTTTGCCAAAGTAGTACCATCGTTGACATCAACGACACCACTAGCATTTGTCAATACATAAACGATTGTAAGCACTTGTGTACCACCAGTAGAACTACGAACGAAAATCACATCACCTGCTGCAAGGGTGTCTGATAGATCGTTGAAGTAGCCTTCTGTATTTACTGTTGCGATGGTATCAGTAGTAGAGTAAGAATAGATGCTTGGAGCATTTCCCTTCTTACTTGCACCGATAGTCGCAAAACCAACTGAACTAAAAGCCATAATTTACTCCTTATGATTCACGACAAGTAATTTTAACAATACCATCACTATCTATTGCAACAGCACCTGCTGAGAACATTGAACTAACCAAGAAAGATGTTTTTTCTGGGATGTAGTTCACTTCGGTCTTTTGAGCAATAGACTCAGCATAGCCGAGTGCATCACGATGATAAGCGAAAACAGTTCGATCATTTGAACCATCTTTTGCTAAACCACCCTCGTCACGATCACCCATGACGATGATGTCAAAGCCCAAGAACGTGTTGATCTCACCGCGAACTAATGCTTGAACAGAGTTGAAGTCTGTACTTGTTACTTGAGTTGTGCCAAGTAATGAGTCCAACTGCTCTGCGTGCATGACAAGTGTACGACCTTCTGCTGGCACATTCTTGGTATTCAAGATGCGTGCAGTCTCTCGTAGCTTCTCGATGTTCATATCTGTATTCGATCCACCAATGCTGTTAGCAACAGTACCTGTGCTGGTTGCAGCAGTAAGAGCATCGAGACAAACTTGATCTGAACGTCTTGCGATAGACTTAGAAACAACTTCTACCAACTCTCTACGCTCATCAAAATTAACGTGTGATTGCTGGAAAATGTCACTGTACTCTGCCGCGATGAAATCGGACATTGTTGCAGTCACTTGTGAATAAGTCACATTTAGAGGTGTGATGTCTGTTTGTGGGACACGAACAGTTGCTACACCTTTACCGATTTTAGGGAACTTTACAGTGTTACCCTGAACACCAGTACGCGAACGCATTGTTCCACGCAATAGTGCCTCTGATTGATACGCTTGCTTTACCTCACTTTCAAACAGGTCAACAAACGCTGTAGTAATACTTTGCGCCATAACGCATCTCCTATAGTAAAAAGATTAACGATGTAACGCGATTTGTTATCCTGTTGAGGGCAATTCGCTTGCATGGAAAGGCCACGCCACCTATGGTTTCACCACATAGTCGGGCCACAAGGGTTAGCCAACAAGCGAATGCTATCTAATTTTTAACCTGGTTGCAAATTATACTTGCGATTCCATCCACAGTTTTTCAATCCTGCTGCGCCAGGCTGGATCAGTTTGCCATCGCGGATCATTGATATGGCTCTCAAGTTCTTCCCTGGTGATGTTTGGCATCTGCGGTTGCGGTCTAGCAGGTATACCCTCATTGGTGATCGACTGGTGATACTTCAAGAACGCATTGATTGAATCTGCTGTTGTCAGATTATTCGCTATCGCTTCTCGCTCTGCGTCTGATAGGGGGGCTTTCATCAAAAGACGATCAGCCATCTCTATTTTTTGTTGAGCATTTTCACCCAGCTTTTGTATTTCCGCGTTGCGGTCATACTCCATTCGTTCAGTTTCAGCTCCATAGAAATCCATATATTGCTGAACCATTCCCTCAAAGGCTGACTGGCTGATGCCATTGTCTTTAGCCCATTCTGAAAACGAATTGAGCATAGGATCATCTGCTTCGATGCCCAGTTCTGTAAACGTGCTAGTGTCATAATCTCCCTCTGGTGCTTTGTGTTTGCCAGACTTGAACTTCTTTTCAAGCTCGGCATAAGATTTAGCCAGTTTCTCAACGTCAGGGCCATCATCATCCCAGAACTTTTCTGGGTAGTATTCAGGCCGTTCGATTGGATCATCATCTATCTCTTGGTCTGTAGTCGTTAAAGGATCAGGTTCTGATTCCTCATGGACTGCAATCGGTTGTTCTACCTGGGTTTCTGGTGTTTCTTCTGATGCGCGACTTGGATCAATGATCGGTGCATCGTTCTCTACTTCTGTTTCTACTGCTGCGTTTTCGTCAGACATTTTCACTCCTTTCTAATCGTTTCTGTATCATTCTCACCATATCGGCCATGCCCTCTCGAACATAACCATATGAAGCATCCTCGCCTGGATACCAGCTAGGAAGCTCTATTGTGATTGATTTCATATGCGATAAGACTCTCTGGCCTTCTTCACTTTTGAATACTTTGGCATAAAGAATATCAGTATCATCTGCCTTTACGCCTTCATTAGGTTGTGGATCGAAATAATCCCAGTCATCATTCGTCATACAATTTCCTCAGTTGGTTGGACTTGTTCCTGCATTTGCGCTTGCATTTGAGCCTGTTGCATCTGTTGCAGTATCATCTGCACTTCTTCTGGACTGTTCAGGACATTCTGGTCGATCCCTAGTCGCTGCGCGATAAACTCTAGTATTCTTGGAATGGACAATGTTGCCTGGCCTTGTGCGCCCATCTGACCTGCAATCTGCACATACTGCATCAGGTCATTCACCTCTTGCAGTTTCTGTGCTTGAGCTAGTGGACTTACTGCTGCCAGCTTTATTTCTTGCCCATTGATCTTGGCTGGGAAGTCCACAACACCCTGCTGATCGAGAACGAACATGATTCGAGATACAATCGGTAGCATTGTCTCAGTAATCAATCGACCAAACGCTGAACCCAGATTAGTGGCAAGTTCTCTGGTACGCTCGGCAATCTCTGTAGCTGATCGTGCGCTCATGTTATCTGGTGGTAATGTGTCATCCATCATGATCTTTTTGATATTCATGCGTAGATCATTGATAACGATCTGACTGACGTTGAAGTCACCTGCTCTTGGTAGTGGTGCAAGTGAAGCCCCTTGTGGGCCACCATTACGGGCAACTGCGATGACAGAACCTGGTTGTATCTTAATATTCTGCGGATTGAGAACACCATCATCTGCTGCGGTATAAACACCTGCAATCGCAAGGCTCGCGTTCTTCAGCAATAACTCAAGTGTTTTGTTCAGTGTTTTGATGTCGTTGATTGCTGTTACAAGTGGCCCACGACCATAGACTTCTCCAGCAACTTTCATGTATCGAGCAACAACAAATGGATTCGAGCGCATTTCTGTATGTGCTATCTCAACACGCTTTGCTGGCCAGACCACATGGTAATGGAATCTGCCAGTCTCATGGTCATAGATCACCGCATCAAACAAATCAATCTCTTGCTGTGGGTTGCGCTGGATTGCCTCATCGAGTTCAGTGCTTTTGACGTTCTTGAACTCACGCGGTATGGCCTCTGCTTTCATGCGAACCTTGCGGAATATTGTATCTACTGTGCCATCAATACTTTCTTCAATCGCAACTAGATACTGCGGTATCGCTGTAAACTTCACTGGTGCAGTCTCATCGCCTGGTGTAATCATCATAACGGCTGTGCCAACTGCTAGGTCAAGCAAGAACTCACCCATCACCAGATCAAATGATGTCTGGCGTAGAGAGTCAAACATGATGTTTGTGTATGAATCTAAGGTTTCTTGGGCCTGAATCCTGATTTCTTCTGGAACACCAGTACCAGGCTCTAATCGACACCACTTCTTGGCAGGTGGGAACAATCCAGCCTGTATTCTATTTGCGAAGCGTTGAGTCGAATGAATTGCTGTTGAATCAAAAACTCTGACTGTCTTACCCTTACCAGCTACCTTGCCCTCATAGTATCCAGAATACAAGTTACGCTGCGGTAAAGCATACTCATAGCAATCCTCATAGATTGATCGGAATTCATCTTTGCGCGTTTGTGCTTTCGCCTCGCGCTCTAATAACGTGTTTACATTTAGTCTAGGCATTATCTGTTCCCTATGATTTCTGGATAGAATATCTTTCTATCTTGTTCGGCTTGCTTGGGATTGTCATATCCAACCAATCTACCAGCCTTAATGTCAGGCAAATACTTTTTGATAATAGCCTGTCCGTCTGTCATCACCTTGCCAGTCTCAGGATTGAACGATGGTAACAAATACTCCTTGCCCTGATACTCCAATCCAATAATACGCATGGTTGTTGTTTGTCCATTCTCAGTGACAGCCTTCCCAGACCTGACGACCTTATCGTGAAAATTTTTGAAAAACGCCTTGTTTGCTGGGTGCTTTAGACTTTTCTTCTGCATCAATATCTTTTCCGCCATTATGCTTTCGCCTTTAGTCGTTTGGATATATTACGCGCTTTCGATCTAGCATCGGCTTTCGATGATGCACCCCACGCTCTCAGTGATAACAGTAATCGTGTTC